TCAGACGGTCTGATCTGATTTTACTGCGTCCGGCGCGGCGGCTTCCTCAACAGAAATAATGCCCGTGTCAGCCATGTCCTGCAGCGTGGCACGCACACCGCCCATGATCGTCTTTGCATCCTCATCAGGCTGCGACGCAGCACTGTCAACCTGCTGCAGCAGAGACTTTTCCGTTTCTGCCCGGCGGGCAGTCATGCCGGCATCACGGGCTTGCTGGTCTATGTTGATACCCCCCTGCTCCAGATCATGCTGTGTCTCGGCCATGAACCGCTGGCGCACGCCGGGGTCAGAAATGGTCCTGGCAGCCTGTTTCTGCCAAGCGGTTGCGCGGGCTCTATATGTCCTGCCCCAGTTGTCAAGGTCCGGCTTCTGTTCAGGCGTGTAGGTTTTCTGTTCGGCAAACAGGCTTGAGTTCCACCGGGACCGCGCAGTTGCCAACTCAAGCGCTGACTGTTGCTGTTTGGCCTTTTCCTGTTGCCGTCCCTGGGCAGCCTGCTTCTTTGCGATATCAAACAGTTGCTTACCGGTCCTTTGAATAGCCGGGCCTATGAAATCACGCGGGGCAGTTACGATGCCGCCAGTCGGCTGCGGCACACCCTGGCGCAGATTGTCTCGTGTCGGGATACGGGGCATTGAAAAACCTTCTAATCATAGAAAAGGGCCGCTCCGAAGAACAGCCCAGTAACTCGCTTCCGTCGCACGTAAGAAGTTTTTGCTCTATGTGCATGTTGTGAGCGGCATGTTAGCTATTGTGTGTGCAATCAGGCAGCATCGAGAAGTTTGACCGGCAGTTAATTGGTTCAACCGCACAATCTGCGCTGGCGGTATATTGAAGCTGTCTCGAAGGGTCGCGATTACCTTTGGCTCCATACCCTTTGTCATAGGCATGGGGTGTTCTAATACATTGGAGCGTGAAGACTCATGGTCGGTGGGTTTTCCTGCCGCTTTTCGCAGCAGCCATCATCTTTGCCACATTCTTGGAACGACATAATGCCCGACGAGAAGCTAAAGGTTTAACCCCTTTTTGGCCCCAGTGGGACTAGTGAACGAGGCCACCTAATAGCGACACCGCTCTTGAGCGATTTGCCCAAGGTACTGGTTTCTGGCCGAGAGCGCCTGGCCTTCGGTTTTCGCCGTGCCCTGGGCGTCCAGAGCAAGCCAGCCCAGGCCAAGGGTGAACACACCGAGCGTTCCCGCCGTTATGTTCTGAGCGAGTTTCAGGTCTTCTTCTTTTGCCAACTCTTTAAGTCGAGAATTGTTGGCCTCAATTTCAGCCTTTATCTGAGCACAGTCTGCCAAGTGATCTGTTGGCTGTGTCGTCGCAACCGGCTGCGGCGACCTGCCCGCACACCCTGCGATGAATAATGCCGTTATCCCAATGACTATTGTATGCCTAAACACGTCGCTGCCCCCGTCCATCAAAACCCCAATATTCCGATTACAGAGTGTTGCCGAACTTGACCTTTCCGTCAACCGGCGATTGCAAAGAAACTGCTTGTCAGGCAGGTGAATGTTCCTGGCTTCATCGTCTCCCTCTGTAGACGACAGATAGGCGAGTCCGGGGCGCGCCGCCATCGGGCCGATCACCCGCGGAAAACAGTTCTTCATCACCTCGGCGGAAATCCGCATTCGCGACAGGTCAACGCGACCCAATGCGAGCGGCGACACCTCGCCGCCGTTCATGGCAAACAGATAGGACTTTTCGCGCATCACGCCCGCCTGTAATCAAGGTTTGAGCGACGGTCGGAAAACCGGTCGGTCATCCAGCGCCCCGGCCTGCCCAACGCCTTTACGTCATATTCCACATGCCGCACCACGGCGACGCGAAGGTAATTGCGCCCTGCCTCCAGCACCCGCAGGTCGGCTTCCCAGCGCAGCCGCTGGTCGATACAGGTGAGCAACGATTTCGGCGTAACCCGGGCCGCATGATGCGCCCAATAGGACGGCTTGCAGATATCGTCCAGCTGGTCACCTTCGGGGATCTGCACCATGAATCTGCTCTCGACATGACTGGCCAGCTGAAACACGCTGTGGCCGTTGGGACATGTTTTGACAAAGGCTGTTGCATTGGCTGCAGCCGGGCTGGAAGCGGGTTTCTTGGCCATTCTTGATTTGTTCCTTGTGGTTGAAATACGAAACGGGGCGTGGATCCATTGAAGAACCACGCCCCGTATTGGGCTTTAAATCGTCTGTTATCCGTAGTGGCAGCCGAAATTACTCATTTGGCTGAATGCCTCCGGGCCCGACCACTGATCGGCGCACCTGGTCAGCTTGGCGGCAGCCGGTACTGAAGCTGACTGCCTGAGCCGGGTGCTTGCTGGCGGAGATTGTCCAGCACAATCCGGTCGGTGAACGTACCGGCGCTGGTGTGCATGGTCATGTTGGCGACCGGGGTCAGTTTCGCATTGGTCAGGCTGTATTCCACCTCGACATATACTTTTTCAACATCGCCTTCCCGTACACCGGGGCGCCTGGGCTGGGTGAATGCCCACCGGTTGGTATCGATGACAAACTGTGCCAAAGAGGCGGTCGAGCACGCCACAACTCCGACGCTTGGATATCCGGTGATGCTGATTGAAATCCGCCTGCCGGTTCCTCTTTTCGAAACCCTGCCCTGCGCATCGGTAACGTGGCACCTGGTGGCTGCCGGAAACCCGTCCAGAGTCAGTTCATAATAGCGTTGTGGCGGCGGATATCTGCCGACGTTTGCAGGCAGTGCACCATTCGCCGGAGGCGGGGTGCCCGCCAGGTTCGCGTTACTTCCGCTGTTGGCGACACTGGCCGGTGTCTCGTCATCGTCGAATAATGACAATCCTGACGTTCCACACCCGGCCGCAAGGCCACACACCACACAAACACTGACTAACTCAATAATACGCTTCATGAGACGGACTTTGGAGCAGACTTACAACACACGCAATGGTATTTGTCGGATGTCCACCACAGATGACAACCTTTGCTTTCAAAAGAGACCAGAAGCGTGAACGGCAAGATGCAAACTTCTTCACTGTAACGCTGATACGCATGTGTTTGCCGGAATTTGTGCAAGCAGGTCAACAAGGCAGGCCAACAACGAAACTCACCTGTTGTTCAATTATCCGGTAACCTATTGAACGGCAGTGCTTTTTCGACACTTGAAAAACGCCACCCCCTTCTTCCAGATGCGATCCCGGCCCGGCAAAACTGCCGGACCGGATATGTCGTTTGAGATCGTCAGGCCAAAATGGCCGGCGACATGGAGGCGGCACCACCTGCGGTCACCGCGGTGACGACATGAGTGGTGGCCCCGACGGTCGCCGTGGTCTTCACATAGATCACCACGTCATTGATCTTCATGCCCTTGGCGGCACCGTCTTCGATGAAGTCGGCAGCGTCCACAGCGGTATGAATGTCGGTGCCGTATGCGAGCCAGACTTTCGGCTGGTCGCCCACGCACGGGATCACGCAGTTCCATTGTGCTGTTACATAAGCCATGTGTAATCCTTTCCTTTAAGACGCCACGATGGCGGAACCATCATGTGTCATCTGCACGATGCCGGTGTTCTGAAGCAGCTTGGCTTCGTGGTAGAGTGAGCAGCGCGACCACGACAGTTGCTGCTTGTCCTCATAGCCGATGGCCACGTCCATGCCCTTGGCGTCGGCTGCATGGCCGACGGCATTGCGGTGATACATGAAGCACAGCTCCGAACTGGTGCCGAGACCGGCGATCTGGTTGGACACGATCCACTTCACGCCGAGCCATTCATACCAGCCCTGCCCCATGCTCGAGGCCGTCTTGGCATCCATGGCATTCCAGCCGGGATAATTCACCGCCGGCTTGACGGTGACGAAATCCGCACTTGAGAAGGTCGGAATGGTCATCAGGTAGGCCAGAAAGGCCGGCGAGATCACCGCGAACACATTGCCGTCCCACGGAACGCCGTTGTTCATCAGGTATGTCGTTGCCTTCTGCACCATGGTCAGTGACGCGGTTGCCGTCGTACCGGTTGTAATGGTGCCGGTTTCAAGTTGCGCCAGAATGGTGGCGTCGATATCGCGGTTCAACACCGACATGGTGTTGATCTGCATGATTTCGCGCTGATCACCTTGTGACTGGAAGATATTGAATCCGGTCATTTCGATGAGGTCGTGTTTCTCCTTCAGCGTGACGGTGGTCTGGGTGTTGTTGTTGTCACGCGCCGGGATCAGGCCGCCGACACCGCGAGTGACGGTCGTGCCGGATGAGTCGACGATCAGGAACGTGGCCTGATTGCCCTTGGTCTGGCTTTCCTTGGTTGTTGTGTCCTTGAGAAGCGATTGCCGCTGACCAAAGGCCAGTACCATCTCTTCCCGATATTGAATCATTGGGGCTGCACCAGGCATGGTGTCCCTCCTCTATTCATGTGGGTTGAATGAAAGCCGGGTCCTGGACGGATGGCCTGTGGGGCAAGTTGCCGGGGTGTCTTCGCTTCAGCGAAGGGCCGGCTCACTTGCCCCACAGGGACGCGGGGGACAGTAGCGGATTGGTTCAGGCGTCGAACTGCGGGCGTTCAGACCCGTAGCCGTTGCGCCTGAGGTTCAGCCGGGGCCGCGATGTGCGGGATAACCGGTTTGAATGGAGTATCGGATCAAGGCGTCTCGGGCGGCGGGCCAAGGCCGGGCACCCATTTCATCCCGTCGGCAAACGGGTCGCGCCCGCCGAACGGATCATCGTCGTTCGGGATGACGGCCCAGTCATCCAGCGTGAGGCTGGAAAACACCTCTTCGGCCATCTGGTGGATTTCGAGCTCGTCGGCACCGGCCAGGCTCATCATGGGATCGGGATGCTCATTGCCCGGTTCGCCGGGTTTACTGACCAACAGATCACCACGACCCGGTTTAAACCAATCGTCTTTATCAGATCTTTCAGATTGCCGGACCGAATAGCCGCTGAACCCGGGCGTCGGCGCACCAGTATCGCTTTCAATATCGCCAAAGAAGTGCTCGTAGAATTCTCTGGACAGGTTCTTGTCCAGTGAAAGAATCTGATCAGTTCCAATGGTTCCTTCTTGCAGGCCCTGTCTGACAGCATCTCTGATAAAGGTTTTCAGTTCCGGTCTCTTCTCATAGTGATCGGTAAGATTTTGATCTCTTTGGGCGTCTCCGCCCATAAACAGTTCGATTTCATCGTTTCGGCGCTTCTTGATCCCACCGTAAAACTGCGTCCCGAAATTTCTCCACCCGGACCACTCGACCATGGCCTTGTCGAAATTTCCTTTGTTGATTTCTTCATAAACAGAGTCATCAGCGGGCGCCCCGGTATTGAAGGAAAATGATACCAGAGCATCAAACTGGTTTTGCGTCAGAGGTACTTTGACTGCCCTGCTTACCTGCTTTTCGTGCTTTCGCAGATCTTCCCGCAAATAGGCTTCTGCTTGCGCTTCGGTAATGATCATTCCCGCAGCCACACCCGGATCGTTGTAGTGACCATACCCAATGGTCAGCTTGCCTTTTCCCTCAACATCATGCGCATCCAGGCGAAGCGACTCGTAGTTTTTGATAAGGCCGATGCCGGCCTGGGAAGTTCTCATGCTCATATGTGGTTGCTTTCCAAGGTTGCCCATGTCGGATGACAATCCAGGCGATGAATGCAAAATTGACCGCTGCCGCCCATACAAAAGGTCGTTCTGCACTGCGCAGGAAGACGCGCAACGCTAGAGCTGCAGTGTGGTTCTCAAAGTGACTAGGTGAGCGGGGACAACAGAATTAATACCTGCGCTTACCATCAATTATGCGGTACAGCGCACAGTCCCATTCAGACGAAAGAGCATACCACTGGTCCCGGGTCGCTTCGGGGAACTCCGGCCCTTTGTACATGACCCGCATTGCGCCGTTTATCAAACGCCCCTCCAGATACTGGACGCCGTCCTTCTCCACAAACCGGTCCGGGTTAAACGAAAAGGTTGTGTCGAATACAAACTCGCGACCCAGACTTTTAGGATCAGGGGCGGTCAGGAGTGTCGGAGATTCCGTCTCCAATGCACAGGATATGTGATAGCCATCTACTATGTCTTTCGGCTTGTCAGAATGTGACGTGCTTTCTTCATTCGCATGAGCGGCGGCCATGAAGGATGAGAACAAGACGATCAATCCTGCCGTGGTTTTCTTCCAGTACATGAATCTTGATCTCCATCGGCTCCTGTTGTCTTTCAAGAACTGTTCGGCGACTACCCGCAAGCGGAATATACCGGCAGTCCATCAGCAGGCTGACAGCATGGGACTAAAACAAGAACATTGCAATACGGAAATGTGGTAGAATGACCAATGTCAGCATATGGCTGACATCCTATTTCCCGCCAGATGATTTACCGCCGCCCCTCCAGCAGTTTGCTGTACTCCACATCCAGGCCTTCGCGTTTGTACTTTGAATAGTCGGTGGACATGACTTTCCGGATTTCCTCGATGCGGGCCTGCACATTGTGGCCGGCGGCGGTTTCGCCGGTCTGCAACACGGTGCCGCCTTCCGAACGCGCCATCTGGTTGATGAACTTGTTGAATTTCGGATCGTCGGCCAGCCGCAACCCCTCCGGCGTGCGCGCGGTGACGAACGATTGCCAGCTGTCGCCCAGCTTGTCCTGCATGAACTGCGCGTTCAGCGCGATGTTCTTCTTGTAGTCCGCGCCCCAGTCCATGCGCAGGGAATCCTCAGTGCCCTCCTGGCGAATGGCGTCGGTTTCCGCCTGGCGCTCCATCTGCTGCACGGCCACGTCATTGGCCACCGACATGATCTTTTCCGCATGCTCCGGTGGCATGTCCAGTTCATGAAATGTGCCGCGAAACGCATCTATCGACGCCTTGCCGAACTCGTCCAGGTCTTCATATTTGCCGTCCAGCAGGATCGGCACATCATAATCCTTGGCCGTCTCCGGAATACCGTGTTGCAGCCGCCAGTCAGCGAGCTGTTCCTCTGTCGCCTCAGGACCCGGCCTCAGTTTCAATTCACCGGAACGAATGCGGTGCTGGGCCGACATCAGGGCCTTGCCAACCGCATCAGGCGAGGTATAGCGCTCCAGCAGCCGTGCCGCCTTGGCATCGCCATTGGCCATCTGCGCCCGCCAGTCATCCGGCCAATGGCCATCACCAGTTTTATCTGGAGCAGATCGATCTGCGTCGGACAATGCTGCATCAGGTGCAACCGTTCCCGCCTCATCATATAGCGAACCTTCCTTGCCATTATCCGACCAGGACAGGGTTCTGTCCTGGAGGCTCGACTGTGAGCTGGCATCGGCAACAGCATCGGCACCAGTGACGTCCGCATCAGCAGGACAACGATAAATTTCAGACCAGTGTGGTTTCACCTAGATTTTCTCCTGATTGGGGGCTGCGGGGGTGATCAGAGCTTCCTGGATCATCGCGCCCACATAACGTCGGCCCTCACCGAAGGCAGACAACCGTTCGCTGTGTTCGTGGAAAGTCAGTTCGTAATAACCGCAAAACCGCTTCATGATGACCTCGAGCGCTGTTTTCTGCTGCCCCTCGTTGGCAACCCCGGCGCCCAGGCTCTTGATTGCCAGAACTTCCGCGACGGTCAGGTCCCGCGGCCAGCTGTCAGCAAGCGGTTTCGGACCGGGGGATGGTTTGCCTGACATTATCGTATCCCCGCCTTGGCCGCCTGTGCCGCCACATCGGCCATCTGGCCGGCTTCTTGAATGGCACCCTGGCTTTGCGCGGCCTGTTCGATCTCTGCCTGGGCGGCTTCAACCTCCGGATCGTCTTCCTCGCGCATCCACTGGGCAGGTGCGATGGCGATCATGGTGTCGCCATAGGCCTTGGTGACGTTGAACCGGGCGGCGATTTTCGGATCGGCACCAGATGCCGCCTGGGTCAGTTCCATGGCACGGCCAAAGGACAGCGCGAGGCCGTCGCGCCGGGCATCCTCGATCGGATTGTCATAGGTCCAGTCGAATTCACGGCCGTCCACTTCCTCCGGCCGGTCCTCATCGCTTCCGAGCCAGCCCATGTTTGCTGCGACCTCATAGGTCAGGTCCAGCACCCGGCCGTTGCGTTCCGGTTCTGCCGGCTCGATGATCGGTTGCGTGGCGCGCTGGAACTCCTGCCAGCGCCGTTCCACTTCCTGCGCCGTCATCTCGCTGCCGCCCACCGGCAGGAACAGCTTGTTCAGATACCAGGCATCGCCGAGCTGCTGGCGGGTAGCCCCGTGCAGCGAAATACCGAGCTCAGGCACCTTGCCCAAATTGACCGGCCGGATGGCATCGCCGTTGCGCTCGTCATAATTCTTGTCGACCCAGGTGATGCCACCGGGAAACAGGTTGACCGGCCCCAGCACGACTTCGGATTGCCCCACCAGAGGCGGCTCGACCGCGTTCTCGCCGGCTTGCATGATCGACCATGTCATCGACTGCATGGTGCGTGCGTCCGGCGTCGAGATCACCGTACACGGCGACACTGCGTAAGGCGAGCCGGACAGCCGGAACCAGCGGCTGACCGCATAGCGAAACTCGTTGAGTTCCTCTTCAAACAGGATGTCTTTGCTGTCTTCGCAGATATAGACCGACACCCAGTCCTTGGCGGAGGATTTCGGTTTATCGGCCACGTAGTATGCATCAATCGGCATCGCCACATGCAGGCACTGCACCTTGTCATCAGGCGACTTTTTCAGCTTGTCGGTGATCTTTTTGGGGATCGTCCAGCCGGCGTTTTTCTTTGCGCACAAGTGCGCCACCTTCATCTTGAAGCGGCGGTAGACCGTATCCACCTCACCGTCGACATCTTCTGCCCAGGCGCAGTCGCGCAAGTGCCAGGTACGGTACAACATGCCAGAGCGGTCCGACCGCGGTTCGGCTGACGTGACGCAATTGCCGAAGGTGACGTACTGATGATCGGCCAGGGCCTGCGCTGAAATGAACTGGGACTTGTTGTCATACAGAAGCGCACGCATGCGCTTGTCGGTGCGCTCATAATGCGCGCGGATTTCCTGCTGGCCGTTGACCTCGTCATCACGGTCCCTGCCCTTGAACCATTCCCGGCCCTTGGGACGCAGCACCGAGCCCAGGTAATTACCGAAATCGCGACGGTACAGCGCCGGGGTTGAATCATACAGGTTGGAGGCAAAACCGTCATCGTTCTTGCTGGTGGTGAAGTCGGCATGCTCGGGAAAATGCAGTTCAGCCACTTCCTGCCAGAACGAGTTGAGTGCCTGCTTTGCGGCAAAGGCAGACGCCGCCATGGCGCACAGGCGGGTGGCGCGTTCGGGCAATGCCATCAGGCGGTTCCACCCAGGTTGGAACCGGAATAGGACTGGCCGGAATAGATGGTGGCGTCGCGCCCGCCGCGTTTATTGCGGCGCTCACGCACCTTGTCGCGCGCTGCAAGTTTGCCGGCAAATGAACCGGGATCGGGAATCTTGCTGATCGCAACTTCCGGGATCTTCGGCTTGAAAATCGAACCGATCGCCTTGATGGCCTTGGACAT